GATTATGACGTTTATCCAACTGGATCATTTCAAGGGTTTAGTCCATCATCATGTGGAGGACCTAATAGGTATTTGTTTAATCCATATAATAAAGCAACACCAGTTAGCGCTATAGGCTCTGGTACTATAACAGGTATGAAATTAGTAGTATAAATAATACAAACGTTTAGGAAAAGTAAATGGCAAAAATTATAACAGAGAACTTTAGAGTTGAAACAGCGAATGAATTTGTTAAGTCGTATAGGACTAACAATGAAGCCGTTGTTGGTTCTTTTCAGCTAGGTTTACAAGAATACAATTCTGATTTGCCTTTAGATTTTATACCTGAAGAAGATACAGAAGACGGACAACGTTTGACAGATGAACAAGTCGTTTCAATTACTAACATTGCAAGACAAAACATTAATTCTATTTTGCCACAAAACACATACTATGTTATGGCATCAGGTGTTTCAGCTGATGGTGAAGTTGAAAATACACAATTCAAGCAACGTGAGTTTACAAGAAGATGTCTATTTGGAAATAAATTAGATGAAACGAATATTAGATATATGTTCAGACAACAGTCATGGGTTTCTGGAACTGTTTATGATTCTTTCGATGACACAATCAATATGCAAAATACAAACTTCTATGTCACAATTCTAGATGGTGATGTAGGTGAAGCATCGTTTAAAGTTTTTAAATGTATAAGAAATAATAATGGAGGTCAATCAACAATTAGACCTTCAACAGCTAACTTAGATATATATTTCGAAACAACATTAGAAGATGGATATGTATGGAAATATATGTTTGAAGTTCCTGCATCTGAGTATTTAACTTTCGCAACATCAAGCACACTTCCTTATATATCTGATACAGGTGTAGTAAATGCCGCTCAAGAAAGATTATCTGATATAAAAATTGTAAATACTGACTTTGGTATTTTTGCTGATTACTTAGTTGGTGATAAAAGTGAAACATCAATAAAGCCAGCATCTACAATTTTGAATACAGTAGAAATTGATTCTGTTCCAGATAATACATATAGAATTTCAATCACTGCAGAAAACCCTGTAAGAAATACTGCGGGTGCATATAAAAATTTATATTTGCGTATTGTTAGTACGGGAGAAATATTTGAAATTTTAAATAGCGAAATTCCTAACAACGTAGAAGATCCTGCATTAAATAAAATATTAGTATTGTTTGTAAAATCTGAAACAAGTATATTAGGTCGAGTTGGTTTAGAAGCTGAAATTGTTCCTATTATTGAAATTAGTAAACCTGATGCAGATGCATCTGGAACAAGAGCATTAGCTTATGGTATATTAGATTATACAGGAACTATTGTAAATGTTCAATTTAAAGAAAAAGGTTCAGGTTATAAAACAGCACAAGCAAATTTAAAACTACCTATTGCATTAGAAGACAGAGCAGAAAATAATAACTTTAGAACAATAATGTCACCAAGTGGAGGACATGGATCAAATCCAATATTAGAATTATTCATGTCAGAAATAGCTGTGACAACTAACTTTTTTAAAGACGCATTAAGATTTACACCAACATCTAATACGTACACTAAAGTTGCATTAGTTAAAAATCCTACATTTTACGATGGCACTAGTCCTGGAACATTTGATAACAGAGTAGTTTTAACCTTTAATGCAGATGTTGAGGCAAGTTTTTCACAAGGTTATTATGTATCACAAGTGAAAAACAATGGACAAATTATAGAAGGTAGAGTACATGAAGTTTCTTATGACTCTACAACTACCACAACAACCGTTTTTCTTTATGATACAGTAGGACCTTACAGTGATAAGTTTCAAGCATTGACTGTTGCATATCCAGATGCAGTTCCACCAGTAGAAGGATTTTCTGGAGAAATAACTGTTAGGGCTGAAGCTAATGCTGCTGAATTTGAAACATTTGTTATAAATAATGTTATAACAGAAAAACTACAACCTTACACTGGTCAGGTTCTTCATTTCGTAAACTTTGATCCGATTGAAAGGACCGAAGATCGTAGAGAAAAAATTAAATTAGTCTTTGACTTTTAAGGAAAGAATGCTAAATGGGTATCAACACTAATCTAAACATATCACCGTATTTTGACGATTACGATCCACAAAAACAATACGTAAGAGTATTGTTTAAACCTGCTCGGGCTTTACAAGCAAGAGAGTTGACCCAATTGCAAACAATGTTACAAACACAAATCGAAAGATTTGGTAGTAACATTTATCAAGAAGGTACAATCATTGAAGGTGTTAACCCATCTACTAGAGATGATTTAAACTATATTAAAGTTAATGACCAAGTTGATTTTGATGATTTAACAATCTATAATCCTGTAGACGTTGACACAAAGTTTTATTTACGTGGTGCATCATCTGGTCTGTTCGCTGAAATCATTGCAGGTGCAAATGGATTTCAAACTAGAGACCCAGATTTAAAAACTTTCTTTATTAGATATTTAGTATCAGCACAACCTAATATTAATAATCCAGAAATCAAGCAATTCATTCAAGGTGAACTTTTAACAATAGAAGATCAAAATGGTAACGATGTATTAACAATAACAGCAGCTTCTGTTGATAATCATGCAGGTAATTCGTATGCGGTTGATGTAACAGATGGTGTTATTTACCAGCGTGGACATTTTAATTTTGTACAACCACAATTACTAATTGTTTCTAAATACGATAATAATCCAGATGGTATTTCTGTTGGATTTAATATTACAGAAAATATTGTTGACACAGCGATTGATACATCTTTATTAGATAATGCACAAGGATTTAATAACCTAAATGCTCCGGGTGCTGATAGATTACAATTAACACCAACACTACAGGCGTATACAACTGCAACAAGACCTATTAACTTTTTTACATTAATTCGTTTAGAATTAGGTAAACCAATTTATATTAGATCTGAAACACAGTTTAATTCTATTGGCAGAGAGTTGGCTAAAAGGACTTTCGAAGAGTCAGGTTCATATGTTGTTGATGGATTAAATGTAACAGTAGAAGAAGATGGTGCTGATTTATTTGCTGTTGTAGGACCAGGTAAAGCGTATGCTTTTGGTTATGAAGTTAACAATCTTAATAATCAAAGAATCAAAATTAATCCTGCTACACTTCAAGGCGAAAGAACAAATCAAACAACAGGTGTGATTTACGGATCCTTTTTAGAATTTGATATGGCTGATAGAGCAGGTTCTGTTCCAGCTATTTTAGAAAATCATAATTTTACAGATAGATACATTTTATATGGAATCAATACTAATAGTCCTACAGCAAAAGGTCCACGTATTGGAACATGTTCAATTCGAAGTATTGAACCAGGCCCGGATACAGGTAGAGGTAAAATCTATGTTTACGCTGTAGAAAAAGAAGCACCCTATCAAACAGCAAGAATTGGATGGATTGGAGAAACACCCGTTTTAAATGGTCAGATAATAAATGCTAATTTAGGAGCAGCTCTTTTTGATACAGGTAGAACAGGAATGATTTCTGCTGAAGGTATCACAATTACAAGAAAATTCAGAAACTTAATTGGACAAGGTGGGTTAACTGTAAACGCTAATAATCAAGTTATTATTTCTACAACCACTAATGGTGACCAAACAATTACACCTATTGGTGGCAATATTTTTGGCGTAGACAATGTTAATCAAGTTGTCAATGTTACTGATACAGCTCCACAATACAATCAAGGTAATGATGTAACAAGTGGTGTTGCACAGATCGTTGTAACATTCGATGCTGCTAATGCTCAAGATTTAGCTTATGTTTATTATGATGCAGCCGTTAATAATGTTCCAACAGATACACTACAGCAAGTTAGTGTTTTTGTTAATTCAACATTTGTATTAAATCAAAATAGAGCAAACTTAGGTATTCCTAATGTTGTAAAAATTAATAGTATTGTTGATAATGATACAGGAGTTGATTTAACATCTAAATTTAGATTAGTAAACAATCAAAAAGATGGGTATTATGGATTATCATTCCTAACATTGAAATCAGGCGAAACAGTTACAGCAGAAGGCGTTAATTCAGTAAGTATTAAAGTAAATATGATTGCATTGAAAAGATCTTTCACAGGTCTTTCAGGTATATTAGCTGCTAATAGTTATGCGAATGTAGACTTAAAATTAGTAAAACCATTTACAGCTAAGAATGGTCAAAATTATAAAATTACAAACTGTTATGACTTTAGACCTTATCAAAGACCAGCTGTTTCATATACAACATCATCTTCAAATCCTGTTGATGTTCCAACAGATTTAACATCACCAGCTATTGAACCGCCTATTCCGTTGTCAAATAATTCAGCTATCACAGCAAATTTAAAATATTATTTACCAAGATATGATAAGTTTGCTATTGATGATGGTGCAAACTTTACAATTATGCAAGGTCAACCTTCTGATAATCCAAGTAAATTAACCAACTCATCTATTTTTGGGTTAGCAGATATTTATGTTCCAGGTGATGACTTATCCAAAAATGGAGTAAATGCTGTAAAGGTCACAACTAATACAGTTAAAAATTATACGATGGAAGATATTCGTGGTATCGAAAGAAGAGTTGATACTGTTGTTGATATTCTTGCATTATCTCTATTAGAAAATCAAACTAAAGATTTATTCATACCAGACGCAAATGGTATCAACAGATTTAAAAATGGAATTATTGTAGATCAATTTAAAGATTTATATATTGCAGATCTATTAGATGACGAATACAGAGCATCAATTGAAAGAGGTGCTGCAATTCTCACTCCACTGGTAACACAGTTTCCAGTTGATTTAAAAGTTGAGGGTGGATCAAATATTACTACATTTGATAATATGACGACTATCCAAACGTCTCAACAAGGAACATTAATTGAACAAGAGTACGCAACTAACTTTAGAAACTTAGTATCAAATTATTACGAATATAAAGGTAATGTATTATTAAACCCAATGTTTGATAGTGAATATGATGTAACTGAAGATCCTGCTGTTACTTTAGATATCGACTTAGCTTCACCTTTACTTGACTTGGTTGATAATATTCAACGTTTCGTACCTTTAACAAATACAACAAGAACAAATACAGAAGCTATTGGACCTACGAGAACTGAAGGTGGATTTCGTGTAACACCTATGCGTGATACATTTAGAACTGATTTCTTAACTTCTGATGTTTATAATATTCAACAAGAAATTGGAACGTTTGTTACTGACTTTTCAATCACACCATTTATGAACGCTAGGAATATTCAAATTGCTGTTTCAGGTTTAAGACCTGACACAACACATTATTTCTTCTTTGATGGTGTAGATGTCAACGCTCACGTATTCCCAGGTGCTGTTGCATCTGATTTAGGAAGAAGCGTAAAAGCCTCTGATGTTTTTAGAAATGGAACAAAAGGTGCTGCCGTAAAAACAGATTCATTTGGTAAATTGTATGCAGTATTTTCATTACCACCTGCAACATTCTTTGTAGGTGAAGCAGAAATTCAAATCGCTGACGTTGACCAATTTACAAGTATTGAATCTGGATCAACATCAGTTGCAACACAAAAATATAGAGCATATTCATTTGCTGTCAATAAACAAGGTGTATCAGCAGATGTGAGAACAGCTGACTTTGATATTGATAGTAGAACGTTTACTGAAAACAGAGACAGAAGAGTTCAAATTCCAAGACGTGATCCATTAGCACAAACATTTATTGTACGTTCTGGACAAGACGAAGAGGCTTCATTTGTATTCTGTAGAGAACTTGATATTTTCTTAAAAAGAAAATCAAAGGCAAGTGCAAGAAATGGATTAACAGTTCAAATAAGAGAAACAACTAATGGATATCCTAGCGCTAAAGTACTTCCTTTTGCGTCAAAGCATTTAGATTGGGATGATATAGTTGTATCAGATGATTCTTCAGGTGTTACAAAAGTAACTTTTGATGATCCAATTAAATTAAAAGTTGGAACTGAATATGCTATTATATTAATGCCTGATGCAAACGATCCAGATTACTTAGCATTTACTGCTGTTGTTGGAGAACCTGAACTTCGAAATGAAGATTTTAACGTAGCTTCTGACTGGGGCGATGGTATGTTGTTCTCATCAACAAACAATAGTGCATGGAAACCATATGATAATGAAGATTTAAAATTTAAGATATACAAATTAATATTCTCAACAGATGAAAGTTATGTTGATTTAGTTGCAAATGATATGGAATTTATTAACGTATCTAATCCAACTGGAAATTTCCTAAAGGATGAGTATGTTTATGTATTCCAAAATAATGAAGTATACTCAGCAACATTAACATCATCAGGAGCATTGACTGTAGCAGCTGGTTCATCATTTTCAATTGTTGCGGGTGATATCATTCACGTAAACCAAGCAAATTTAAATCAATTTGCTGTAGGTAGGGTTAAAACTCTAAATGAAAATAATGGATTATGGAGCATTGTTATGGATGAGCCACCTCCTTTAACAGAGGGGCAGTGTACAATTACATTGTGTATTGGAGGTAAAGTATCTTTTTGGGATGCAAGAAATAACGGAAGATTACATTTAAAGCAAAGTTCTGTTAGAGGTTCAGCACCTGACAATATTCCTGTATTAACATATACATTAGCTGGTGATGAAGTTATTAGAGGCGCTGATTCTGGTGCGTATGCAACAATAACAGGATTGTTTAATGCACCTGTATCATACTTCCAGCCTTTTATAATGCAGACAAATACAATTCGCACACGTACAGATATGCAGTTATTTAAAGATAGCGCTACATACGCTGATGCATTTGATGTTGCAGGTCAAGGTATACCTTTCTTTGATAATGCATACATGACTTCTGAGCCTAGATTTATTCCTAGTAAACAAAATTTAATTGAAGCTGTGAGTGGAGAAGCTCCACCTGATAGATTTAGATTTAGAATAAGTTTAACAAATCAAAATTTCAGATTGGTTACACCTACTATTGATAATGCGCTTTCTATTTTACAAGCATATGAATATGATATTGATCTGTCACAAGACACTTCTTCTAAATATATTTCAAAAGAAGTTGTATTGCAACCGGACATGTTAGCACAAGGATTAAAGGTTATTCTTGCTGCTTATAGACCCGCAGGAACAGTAATAGATGTTTATTCAAGATTTGTTTATCCAACAAACATTGAACAATTTTCTGATTGGGTTGAACTAGAAAACGATAGTCCAGATTTGTATTCAACAACTTCAAACGTAAACGACTACAGAGAGTTTACATATAATTTAACAAATGAATTTAGTACTGATTTAGATGAGCAAGGTAATCCAATTCCAAATGAGTTTGTTTCATTCCAATTAAAAATTGTTATGAGACATGCAACGGATATCGAACTAAATAATTTTGATCTATTTAATATTAATAGAGGTAAGAATTTATTCTGCCACGTTTACGACTATAGGGCTATTGCATTAACATGATTGATAGATCCACTTTATACAGAACAAATACTGGAGCAGTTGTGTCCTCGGACAATGCTGAGTATTCTGCTGCAAAAAAGCGGGCTGCAAACGCACACCTTATGAAAAGGCTAAATAAAAGAGTAAACGATTTAGAAGAATGTGTTAAATTTTTATCTGAAAAATTACGGAAGTTAGACAAAAATGACAATTAGAAATATACCCATAGTAGTAAATACTAATACATTTGATACCTGGAAAAATAGGACAAATGAAATTATAACATCATTATCGGATGTTGCTACACTAGGCGGGTTGACCGCTAATAATGATGCTGAGTTATACATTAGCGACAACATTAAAACAACTGGTGGGTTATACTCTGATGAATTGTATCCTCTAGATGGTGCAACAAATAGAATAACAGTAGGTACCTTAGCAAGTTCTCCTGTATTAAGAACATTCATGCAAGAGATTTTTGTACCTGAAGGTGGTATTCAAAATGCAATTCAATTTAGATTTGGCGAAACAACTGCAGACGAAACTTATGCATTAGGAACAGGCGTTGATAGTGACTCTTTTAGAATTACAGCTTATTATCCAGGTGATGTAGGCGTAGATCCTATTACATCTTATTTAGAAATTCAAAGGTCAGATACAAGAGATCCATTGACAAGTAATGCTAATCCTGGTATAATTACTGCTAGTAACCTAGAAATAGATGATAATATTTTGCCAGCACAGCTTAGATTCTCAAACGCTGCTACTGCAAGTGTATGGGAAACACCAAGAGTTTTAACATTCTCAGATGATTTTAATGCAAGTGATACTAGTCAAGCAGTACCTGTAGGTGAGCAAGGAGATGTTGCAGGTGTTATAACAATTGACGGATCTACTAATTTAACTTGTTATTTAAAAATTAGAAATGACTCACATCTGCACGATACAAGATATTATACAAAAACACAAATCGATAATAACTTTGAAACAACCACATCGGGTGATGGAAGATATGTAAAAGTTGCTCCAGAAGAAAATATTGCTAATCCAGGACAACCTGCTAGTGACTTTAACGGTTATGTATTATCAGAAATCGAACAAGGTGGTGTTGCATTTAGAGATGATATTAATCTTATATTTGGTAGCAATTATACAGACGTAGCAGGTAACGATGCTGTATATATGTCTTATAATAGAATTGGACAACAATTTATTATGAGGCAAGTTTATGGCAACATGAGTATATCAGCTGGACAACAAATGTACTTCAAACAAGCTGACCCAACTGGAGGGGTTGATACAACTAAAATACAATTTGATTTAGGTACTGGAAATATTGTTGCTACAGGAGATGTTACAGCTTATGGCAGTCTTTCAGATATCAATTTAAAAGATGATTTACAAATCATACCTAATGCATTAGAAAAAGTTTCACAAATTAATGGTTATACGTTTCATTATAAGAAAGATGAACCTGGCATTAGATCTACAGGTTTAGTTGCACAAGAACTTGAAAAAGTTTTACCTGAAGCAGTTTATGAGATTGAAGATTTTGATGACGAAATGGTAAAATCTATCAGATATGGAAACGTAGTAGGATTATTGGTTGAAGCTATAAAAGAATTAAAGCAAGAAATTGAAACACTAAAATCTAAGTAGGGTTAGTTATGGTACTTCAGTCATCGGGGACAATTAGTTTAGGTCAAATTGGAGCAGAGTTTACCAACCTCAATCCTATTACATTGTCAGAATTTTATAATGCAGATTTAGGTGTTCCTAAAACAACAGACCATCCAAATGGAACACCTGAAATTTCTCTTTCAGATTTTTATGGGAAACGAAAAACCTTTATTTACTCATGGAGTCCGTCAGGTTCAAGTGTACCTTATAATGGCGTAAGTCGAACAGCTGTTGCTGTAGATAATTTTGACATGCTTAATGCAGCAAATAGTGCAGGATGGAATGGATATAGTTCATTAATTTGGGAAATCGATAGTAGCATTATGGCGTATGCAACCTCAAGAGCAAGACCCGGTATGAGTATAGATTATACATCATCAACCTACAGTCCTGCAGGA